GCGTTATCATAAAGGTCACGCGGGTCTGTGCTTCCAATCGGGTTACCAGTTCGGTACGTAGTCATATCATCTAATCCTGTGGCGAATTGTTATCGTCTGCGTAAACGCGTATATCATAGTTTACCGCACTGATGCTAACAAGGTCAGTGCTTTGCGGGTTAATCTCTGTGATCAATGCGGGAAAGCACCAATCGTTAACGGTGCCAAAATACACGTGAGGCGGCTCCATCTTTAAGCTAACGACGGGCCATGGTTGCGGTATGTCTGCAATGACGCTGTTTTCAGTCGGACCCGGAGAAGCAGCAAATGGCCCCACAACGTCGCCTTGCGGGTTACGGTATGCGACGACGTGCGCTTTATCATCAATCCATTGTAACGGCTCACTTGTGTAGATCAGCGCTTGCCCACCTTGCTCCGATATCGACACCATGATGGCAGACTGCCCGTAATCCTGATCCTCGCCAACCAGCGGTACGTAGCTCAGGTACTGGCTGTTTAGACCGGCAAGCTCGGTCTGGAAAGAATACTGTTTGCGCCTGTACATCATAGCCCTGCGATGACGCATGCCAAAGCGCCAAGCCCTCGTACGGTCAGTCACGCCGTCCAGTTTTATCTTCTCTACACGTAGCCCTTGGTCGCCCGGCAAGCGGCACTGCACGACGCTCTCGACCCAGCCATTGCTGTCTATGTACTCAACCTCTACCCCGTCATGGTCATCGTGCTTGTGCGGGTCAGCGGAGCGGCGCAACGGCTTAACCATGTTTTGTGGCGAATACCCCTGCTCCCACACCGTGCGAACATCATCACGTACGGGCCTAATCTTGCCGTTTTCTAGTGAAAACTCGGACATGCCTGCACGTAATGCGGTATCGATTGCCTCTTTTACGTTTGTTTCATCGAACACATAATCAAAGTACTCGCCGCGCGGTTGCCATACGTTGGCAGACAGGCGTGCAAGCTCAGGCATGTTGATGGCGTCGTCACCACGGCCTATGGAATCAACGATATGGCGTACGAAATCAGCGACATCCCTAGTTGGCTGTGCCGCTCCAATCGTGCCGTCTGCGTTCACTTTGGGCAATATGCGCGTTGCTACTAAGTTGACCCTATTCTCTGCGTTTGAACCAAGCCTACCGCCGCTTCGCATACGTATAGCAATAGTCGTCCAGTCTGGGTATGACGTGCGTGTTGGTAGGCGTGACTTCATACCGAACCATTGTATCGTGTCGTTGATTTGCGTGGACGTAGACTGCGCGCCGACTCGACGTATTCTGACTTCAGGACGGATGCCTGGCACACTTATTTGCCACGTGTACCCAACTTGGTTTAACGTTCTTTCAGTATAAGTGCGCATAACCGATGTGAATGCTCCACCTGCCGCAGAGTCGCGCCACTGTATCTCTGTTCTAACAGATCGGTTTACTACTGTTCCATCATCTTCTAGACGATTTAAACCTGACGGGAAAAAGAAATCTAACTCTATGAGGTTTGTTACCTCTCCCGGAGGGCACGCAGAAATAGTGCTAGTCCACTCACCGTAAACAACGTCAGAAAATATTACTTTTGACCCAGCTACAGATTCGTTTTGGAATGTCCTGCTTCCTCTCGGTTCTAAAACTATCGTATCTTCTGATATTGATTGTATAGTCCACTGTTCTGACGATCCGTATGATATTACTCTTGATCCTGGCGCGTCGTCTTCATACCATCTGCCGTTTGCGTTGCTGTAATAGCCTATTGTTTGATTACTGCCTGACCCTGATAGCGTAACCGCTGAATATGTGTATAACCCGTCAGACTTTGTTAGTGTAGACAGATCAATATGACCAAAATATCCCGTATAGGTGTTTCTGTAATATTGAGGGTCGTCGCCGGAGCCTATCGTCTCTATCGAAACAACATAAGTCCGCGGGTAATCAACCCTAACAATAGTTCCAACCCCCCACCCACTAGGCCATGATCCGCTTGGTCGGGTTATTTCCAATCCGTCAAAAGAATAACTAGGCGGATCAATGTTTACTGCTGTATCGGGCTCAGACGGCAACTCTAGTCCTGCTGTACCAGACGATGTGCTTCCAACCTCTGCCACGCTGTGCCAGTGCTCGTGTGCGCTGTGCCCGGCTACCGATTGGCCCGGCTCGAATATCTGATGCTCTGCGCCCTCGCCTAATGATCCGATCCGCGTGTCGCCAATCTTAACGTCATGCGGCAACACTTGGTAGCGCCCCGGCCCGATGCACGCAAGGAATTCTATCCACTGCTCACGCGGTGATACAAACCGCCTGCGTGGTGGCGTTAGGTAATCAGGGTATCGTATGAATCGACCTGCAAGCTCTGGTACGACTTGGCCTAGCTTGGCTTCGTTCGCCTTAGCCGACGCCGCCTCTAGCGCCCTGCCTTGGCCTGGGTCATGCCGTGACGACGACCGCTGCGATGGTAGCAGCCACCCAAACAAGAAATTAAATACGCGCCCTATGGCTTTGAACACGCCGCCGTGAGGGAGTATCCGTATTTCTACATCATCGCTTCCAGCGACTGACGTGCTGCACCACTCTTCAGGATCAATATCAACGCCATTGACGCGCACAACAACCGGCTGCTCTTCGTGCTCTGTTAAGTCAATATCTTTTGACGCAAACCATCCCTCTATCGTCCCCGTCCATTCGTGGGTTTCAATCGGGGCACCTTCCATCAGGCTTGGGTAGATTTTAATCGTCATAATAGATGACCTTCGTGTATCTCTGTTCGAACTGGTCAATGCGCGTCAAGCATGGCCCTGTTTCTTCGTCTGATTCAAGTATCCATAGGCGATCATCTGCTTCTACCACCAGCCCAACATGCACACATACGCGAGCACGCCAAGCGGTGGCTATCGCGCCCGGCACTGGCGGGGACTCGTTAAACACATGGTCAACGCGAACTTCTTCGCACGCAACTGTTAGCGCCCTTTTATCCTGCGGGTCGATCTCTGCATACGATGGCAACAAGTCCTTGCCGAACAATTCTGTTCTAGCTGTGCGAACGATGCCCCAACAATCAAACTCATCAGGCCCTCGTCCGTATTTTTTATAGCGCGTAAATAGGTACTTGTTGATCATAGGTATTTGATCCCCGGCGCTGTTTCTTCGGTGTAGCGCTGCCTGGGCCATGCGTAGTTGAGTATGTCCCAGTAGGACGCCTCAAACTGCGCCTCATCGCCCTCTAACTGTATTCCGCTAATCGTCATGATGTAAGGTTGACGCGCTGGGGCTGACTTGTCACTTTCTAGATACTCTCGGTATATCAAAGTTATTGGCGTATTGCTTTCAAGCGCGGCATCCATGTAACGTTGGATCAGGCTGTTTATACCGCCGATTGAAAACCGTAACGACTGCTGCCCGCTTGTATTGCTGCTGGGCAATGCAACCGATATCGCTGCCGCCGTGAACTCTTGGTACACGCCATCCACGCCCAGCATCTGGTTCTCAAAACCCTGCACGGCACGCACAACGACCGCCGGAGAAAGGTGTATTTCCAGTGTGATTAAAATCAACTCGTCATCTGGTGCGGAGGCGTAGACTGTTTTAAGTATTGTCATGCTTCGGGCCACTCCCGATTCATCGCAATATCAATAATGCTCTGTCCTGCAACAAAATCAGGGAATACGCCCCATCCCGGAGGCAGTAGAGGTCGATCCCAAGCTTCGAGCGTTGCGCCAAAGCGCCACATGCTGCGCCCTGTGAGCTGCGGGCCGCTGTACATATCCGTAAACCGGCACACGTAGCGCTGCAAGCCCATCGGCGTTTTTATGAGCGCGTTAAACCAGTCGGCCCCATCATGAATCGCGTCACGAAACCACGACTCAAACGCCTGGGCCTGCGAGTCCGTACAAAGCAGCGACACCTTGATCATGCTGGGCACGCTCGTAAACTTACGCCGCTGTATGGCCCTACCGGACTCCATCGTTGTGCGCATGAAGGGCTGGACGTGGTTTATGTCGTAGCCCTCGCGCAAGAAGCACGGCAGGCTGCGCGGGAAGTCGATATCCGTTTGAATCATGCGCCCACTCGCTGTAGTCCGTATGTCATCTCAAGCGCCTGCGAACGTCTACCGCCGCCGCGTATGTCAGCGACAAAGATGTTCAATTCTTCCTCGCCGTCGTCGTTTGTTCGGGACTCGACCTCACCGGCGCGGTCTTGACTTTCGATCAGGTTTACAGTCACACCGCCACCCCCACCAGAATCAATCCGGTCAAGCACCGAGTCCAGCCGTGCACTAGTGTCTGCCGTGACAACGCGCTCGCCTTTTTCCAAAAGCCACGTGCCAGTCTTGGGCACCTCGTCGATCCCATCGTGCGCCATTCCAACGACAGCCAGGCTTGTCGCAAGCCCTGTTGTGGCCGTTATCCCGGCCATAGCTGGCGCTGCGTTAGCGCCGAACGACGCAAGGGACGCCATTGCCGCAGCGGGTGCCCACGCTGCCGCCGTGACCTTACCCATCGCAACTGATACCGCGGTAGTAGACGCCGCTAGAGTCTCGCCAAGCAATGCATTAGCGGCCATGCTAAGACCCACCCTAATCATCATGCGTAAAACGTCCTCAGCAATGGATGCTAGCAAGCCGCGCAAATCCAGTTTCCCAGTCTTGACGAGATCAACAATCGCATCTTCGACGCCCTTGAACGCGCCCATGAGTATGCTTTCGACCTGACCTGCAATATCAGCCGCTTCGTCAGCGAAGTTCTGCAGTGCGACAATAGCACCGTTCGTCCAGTCTGCTTGCGCTTCCAGTTTTGCTTCGTTGGATTCCTGCAAGATGCGAAGATGTTCATCCTCGGCGTATTGCAGCGCTTCTAGTCGGGCCTCGTACTGCTCATCATCCAGCGCTAACGATTCGATCTGCTGCTGCTCTTCAAGCTCTCGGCGGCGCTGAGCGAACTCTTGACGAATGGCAAACTCTTCTTCCATTTGCGCACGCAATCGGTCGCCCATGCCAACACCGGCAACGTCAAGGTCTTTTTGCTGGCCGAAAACTTCTAGCTCTTGGTTTATTGCGGCGATATACCGGGCCGACTCTGCGGCTTGCTGGATCACCCGGTCGGTTTCTTTCCAGGCTTCGATCTGGTCGTACAAGGCAAGCGCTCGGGCGCGGTCTGCTTCCGTGCCTTTGGCGGTTTCGATGCGGTAGCGTTCAGCCTGCGCCTCGGTCATGCCAAGCACAGCAACCTGCTGATCGAATTGCTTGATCAGGTTTTGCAACTCTGATGCGGTAGCAGCCGCGCCTGACCGTGCGGGAGCAAATGCCTTCCTGATTCGCGCTTCAATGTCAGGCGGGATGACACCGCCAAACGCTTCGCGGGCCTTGTCCAGCTCCGCTGCCAGCCTTTCGGATTGTGTGGCGTACTTGGTCATCCATTCGGCACGTACGGCTTCCATATCAATCTGGCCCAGCGCTTGATTCAGTCCGTCTACTTCATTTCTGACACCCCATATTGCCCGTGCGACCTCTGCGCTGCGGGCAGTTAGGCGCTGGAACTCTTGGCCCGCTGTGTCAGCATTAGCCCTTGCTTCATCAAGTTTTTTGCGTAAATCATTGATAACTTGACTGCTTTTTATCCATGCATTTTCAGCGTGCGTGAGGCGCGATTCAAGCGCCTCGACTTCCTTGCGCGCCTCAACCATCCTCTTGCCGGCTCTTTCAATTGCATCGCTAATTTGGTTTTGCGTATGAACAAGCTGGCTCTCAGTAAGCCCTTTCAGCGACCCGCTAAGTAAGTTAGCGTCAGCAGCAGCTGACCTGGCATTTCGCCCCATAGTCAGGAACGCGGCTCCAGTTAGCCCAACCGCTGCAATCAACCCCACAGGCCCGCCAAGTACGGCAAGCAGTGTCGACGCAGCCCGTGCCGCAACAGTCAATGCGCCCAGCCCTGTCGCAGCCGCTGCACTTACGCCCGCCATTCTTGCAAGCGTAGCCTGGTAACGAACCGCTTCAAGATTCGCCGCTACAAACGCAGCGGTTGACGCGACCAATGATGAAACCAAACGGCTTGCGAATATGACTGCCGCTGCGGTAGCGGCAATGCCTGCTGCTTTGAAGGCAGTCTCGATTAGCTCGCCAGACCCAGCCAAGGTCGCGGCCACCTCTACCATGATGTCGGTGATACGCTCCATCGCTGGTAACAAGGCTTCAGTGATCGTAAAGGCCAATCCCTGTTTGACAGCACCCAGGCGGGTCAGGTTGTCATTGAATCGCTCGGCCTGTTTCGCCACATCAGTATCCAGCACAATGCCAAAGCGCCGCGCCTCGTCCGTCAGCGCCTTGATGCCCTCACGACCATTGTTCAGTAACGGAACCAGCTGCGCCCCAGCCCGTCCGAACACCTGCATCGCAAGTGCGGTTTTCTGTGTGCCGTCAGGCAGCTTGGACATTTCTTCGGCGAAATCAACCAGCACCTTATCAGCATCGCGTAACCGACCGCTTGAGTCTCGGATGCTGATACCAAGCGTATCGAAGGCCCGCTTTGCATCGCCAGTATCGCGAGCAGCATCGCCGATGCCTTTGGACAGTCGGCCAAGTGCATTGATGAGCGTTTGCTGCTCAAGGCCGCTTTGGTTTGCCACATAGGTCAGGGCCGATAGCGCTTCTACGGACAGGCCAGTGGCTTGCGCCATCTTGCGCATCTCGTCCATCGTCTTACTCGTGGCGGCTGCAACCGTCGCCATGCTGGAAACAAATGCCACGCCAGCAGCGCCAGCGGCCAGCACGAACCGATTGATGGCCTGCGCGGAACGATCTATATCCCTTGCTGTACCGCGCACGCGCTTTGCCGCATCGTCCAGGTTTCGATTAAAACTACCTGTACGAGCGATCAAATCCAGCGTCAGTCGGCCTAAACTTCGTGCCATATCCTATTCCTTGCGCTTCCACAGTTTGCGTTTCGTTTCACCAGGGGCGGCGTACTTGTTGAGCACACCAAAGACACGTGACAAGCCATCGTCCCCATCGTCGCTCTCGTCAATATCGTCAGAGCGCCACAACAGAAACATATCAATATCTCGCACCTTATCTTTAGCGTGAATGTTGTGCAGCATTTGCACGCTCTGGGCGGCGGCGTATCGATTGATGCGCTGCAATGCAACCGGCCCGTGTTTTTGCATGTACTGCTGCCAGACTCGCACCTCTTCAACGGGCATGCGCTCACGTGCTTGTTCAATTGTGCGCCCGCCCACGCCTGCTAGGACAAGCTCGCACCAGAACTCGTCCGTGGCGCTTAGGCCTTTCCCTCGGGCTTTTCCTTTGGCTCAGGGTTAACGGATCGCGTAGCTTCCGACAGCGCGGCCAGCAGGCCGTTGTCAAGGTTGCAAGCGTCCTCGTATGAAATCCGTTCGGTGAAATCCTCGCCCAGCCGGATCGCTTCGTGTATCGCCAGCGCCCAGCTTGACTTGTCGCCTTGTCCTCGCCAGATTCGCTCCGTCGCTGCCACGCCCAGCTTGACTACGCCGACGATGAATGTGTGCTCGGTTTCTGTGCCGTCGTCATTCGTGATCTTCCACGTCACGCTACGTGGCACTGCTTCGCCCGTTAGGATCCCGCCGATCTCGCGTAGCCCGTCAATCGTTAATGCACTTGCTTTTTTAGCCATGATTTATCCCTGAATAAATCCCTGAAAGTAGAAGTCGCGGCAACACGTCAGGGAACGTGCTTTCGGGTGCGCCACCCTAGCCACGACAGACCGTTACGATGCGGTGCGCGGCACTACGTCGATGTCACCGGATATGCGAACGCCAATGTTTGACGTCACGACCGCGTTGCCCTGGAAGTCAAACGGGTGCGAGTTCATGTAACCCTCGAACACAATCCAGCTTCGGGTATCGGGCAGATCAAGAATGTAATCACCGTTTGAGTCAGTAGTGGACTCTGGCCCATCAGGATCAACGCCTTGCTCAATGGCGTCTTGCTGACGGAATCCCACCGCCCACACAAGCGTCTTGCCCAACTTCTTCCAGTTGAATAACTGGATGTGGACCGGATTCTCAGGGTCGAACTGCGTTGTAAAGTTCGCAGTGCCCGGAGTATCAAGGCCGGATTCGTAGGTGCGTGAGTTCGCGCTCAGGCACGTCGTTTCGATTTCTTCAAGCGTGCTATCAATGCCGCTGATTGCGGTCACGCAGCCGACATCTACAATCTCCCCGCCATCCGGGTTCATGCAATACAGGTTCGTACCTTGGGTCTTCACTGCCATTTCGATCTCCATCGCCTTGCTTTAGGCATAAAAAAAGCCGCGCAAGGCGGCAAACAAACAACGTTAAAAATTGACTATCTATCAGTCCAAAAATCCACATCAAACGAACTGCGGTACAAATTGGTTTCGACGTCTTTTGACTCCCCGCGCCACGACACGACATGCGCATGAGGCTCAATCGAATCACGTAGTGCCCTGGCTCCATTCCGTACCGCTGTGACCGACGCCCCATACACATCAATCTGAACTGAGAACAGGTCAATGTTCGGCGTCTCGTTCAGGTAGTTTTCAGGCGACCCGCCCACGATCTGCCATACGGCATACGGGTGCTTCACGCCTTCAGGCGCAAGCCCGAACATATAGATCCGGATCGGGTCCGTGCCGAACGCTGATTTCACAGCCGCACTTTTCGATACGATTGAAAATATCGGTGGATACATTACTTTTTCACCTGCGCGATTGCCCTATCTATTTCGCCATCAAGCGTGGTAGCAAAAATATTCGTTGCGGCCTGCACGTTTTCAGACAGGGCTGGGCGAAGGTATGGCTGTGCCCTTGCTTTTGCGTGCCCCAGCTCGACCAGGTGCCAGTGGGGTGTATTGCCGCGCTTGCCTTCGTCTGGGTTGCCCGGCGGTATCTTGCCGCGCTTTGACAGCACACCTACGCTCACCATCTGGTCGCCTGTGCGTCGCGTATGGCCACTACGAACGCGCTGTCCGATGTTGTCGGCAATGCGTCGTCCCGTCTCTGGGTCGTCAATGCGTAGCGCGTTTTGTCTGGCTGTCTTGCGCACCAATGCGGCAGCCTTTCCCAGTGCTCTTCGAGTAGCGCGGGTGCGTACGGCGCGTTCCACGCTTTTCAGGCGCTCTATCGCCTCGTCTGCCCCTTCCATCCTGACTGTCTGCATTTTCTCTCCAGTGCGAATCAACCCACTTCGGTTTCGGATAGTCCCACGGCTTTTTCTTGCCGTTGAATTGAATCAAGCAGGCATCGGATGGCAGGCTTGATCCTTCGCCCAGGTCGCGTACGCTGTAGATTCCGGAATCCTCGGGAAACAATTCAACCTTGCCGAACAGTTTGTAGCTCATCCACGCTTGGTCGCTTCCGCGAAACCCCGCCATCCGTGCCTGAGCAATCGATGCCAATCCCTCGAAGTCCTCGTAAACCTCTGTGTGTGAGCCGGTGCGCAGCAGGTAGATCCCACCACCAATACGATCATGCCCGCCCCATTCGGCCTTCGGTTGCCAGCCCACAAAATCCGCATGGCTATCAAACAGATGATCGACCGACCCGGTCAACACCATGTCGATGTCAACCAGCAACACACGATCACCCAAGCAACGCGCCTCATCTGAAAACATCCAAAGCCGCCGGTAGCAGCTGGGAAACCATGACCCTTCCATCGTGCGAAACTTGCCAAGGTCTTTGGCGGCTTCAGGCATCGGCATGACTTCCACGCCATCATCAAAGCCGCTATCCATATCTGTAATGCAAATGAATCGGTGCGCGGACAAGTGCCTGCGAAACATGGACGCAAGCACATTCACGTGGTGCGGTCGATAGTCTCTGTTGCCCTTCCATAACCACGTCACCACGGACTTATCCACGTAATGCATCCTTCAAATCAACGCGGTCAAAGCACGTCAGCGCCGTATCTCGCGAACAGTTCAAAATATCAACGCCCTTATGTTTGGCTTGCAGCGCCAGAACGTTGAAGTGCGGAATCCACGTGCGCACCTTTCGTTTGCAAGGATTGCCGGTCAGTTCGTGATCCCCGTGCCAGTGCGTGCCGTTATCCACCGAGCAATCAAAGCCCAGTAGAATGATCCGCTTCGCACCCTCTTGCATCACCCATTGGATCGCACGTAGGCCGCTACACACTGCTGTACCGGGGCCAGACTTGTGGTGCTCAATGCCATGCTTTGCAGCAGCGTGTCGCGTATACGCAACCTTGCGAGCAGGTATGTCGATGCTGCCAATGTTGGCATCCCACCACACCTTGTCGGCTGCATAAATCACATCTGCGAAACGGGCGGCCTGCCAGCTATTGTTGACCGCGATGGTCGGCAGCTTCGATAGTTCGACAAGAGCGCAATCCTCGTGACGCAGCGACGGACCTGATGCGATCACAACCCAGCTACTGCCCATCAACCGAAACCCCTTCACTGCAAAGTAGCGTCAGATACTCAATGCCCGAATCCGGGTCAGCCATGATGCCGTTGATCTCATAGATCACGTCCTTGCCGCGCTTCGTGTGAATGATTCGCATGGATGCGTCAATTTCATCAACGTAGCGAATCGTGATCCGCGCCGTGACCTTGCTTTGTGCGGCCTGCGCTGCAATCAAATCGCGGGCAGACAGTGGGGCGATAGCGGACCAGCACTCGTGCGCGGTCACCCAATCGCGCTTTTCTTCGCCCGTGTCCGGATCCTGTCCCGAATACTTGTATTCCTGAATCTTGATTCTGTGGCGCAAACGCCCAGCAGCGATACTCATGGCGTTACCCTATGGTCGGCTTGCGCAGCGGCGTGAGCAAGGATGTTGCGCCGATACTCAGCGTGTGACCATGACCCCAGTGTGACGGGACTTGCGCGGCACCCTCGCCGTCACGAAAACGATACTGGCTAGCAAGCTCAACCAGCACGGCAGATCGCACGATAGACCGGACCGCCATCACCGGGTCATCGTTGCTGTCCGTCACCACATCGCCGCTTGAGTCAATCTCATGCTCGTAGGCGCGGGACTCGTCCTTCAACCACAGCAGCACAGCTTGGCTGATCGCTGGTATCCATGTTTCCAGCCACGGATCGTCGTAGTCACCATCAATACGTAAGTGATGGCGGGCTTCCTCAAACGTCACCAGCATCATCGCCCTCGCTCAGTTTGATAGGGCTGGGCGGGGTAGCATCCTTGCCGCGTGCGCCGCGCTCACCGTCACGGCCTTTGCGTGCGGCCAGCACCCAATCATCGGACTGCGTTGATGGTGCGGATTTGGTGTCTTTCGTTGCGACCCATAGCGACCCGTCATGCGTCCACGCTTGACCGGCCCTTGCCTCATTGCCGTTGCGCCAGTAACCGCCCGGGACGATACCGCCAGCCGGGTAACGAATATCTTTCTTTCGATCCCGTACGACTGCGCGGATTACAATCTCATGACTGTCGCCGTCATACTCAATCTCGAAGTCATCAAGACCGATCCCGTCCTGACCGTCTTTTCCGTCCTTGCCATCTTTACCAATCACTGGGCCAAGGTTTTTCATGCGACCGTCAGTGAATGTCGCAACCAACTCGCCCGCACGATCAATCATTAGGTCAGCAATGTCAGCGCCATCCTTGCCAGGCTCGCCTTTCGCTCCATCAGCGCCATCGCGACCATCCGCGCCGTCCTTGCCGTCTTTCGGCACAGGCAGATCATCAAGCGCCTTCTGATAAGCCGCTTCAGCTTCGTCGCGGATCAGACTGATGGCTTTCTCAATGATTGGCTGAGCATCATCAAGTGTGAAACTTTTTCCGTCCTGGCCATCAGCACCGTCTGCGCCGTCTTTGCCGTCAGCAGGGGTGGGTATTTCGGCTATTTGTTTTTTTAGCTGCTCAATCTCGACACGTAGCGGCTCAACGGCTTTCTGGATGGCTCCACCCATCGCTTTGCCAAACTGTTCTGGATCAAACGACATGGGCTGACTCCATTGCTCTATTCATTGCGGAAATCGCTTTTTGCGTCGCGATATACGAGCGCATTTCTTCGATTTCATCTTGATCTTCATCTTGGGCTTCGGGCCGGGTCGGCTGCTCAATCGTGTTCAGGCGAACCTGCTCAAGCGGATAGTATTGTTGCTGCATATACACCGTGTCACCACCCTCAAGCGGAGTCCGGTTGAACCGTGACCTGCCCTCATTTGGTGTCTCAATGCCGCCGCCAACAAGTTTAGTGGCCACCTCTGCCCTTTTCGCCTCATCCATCCTCAGCAAAGGCTCAAGGTCAAGCTCGACGCCAAGTGGCCTTTTGACTTGCAGACCCTCGTCGATCAGCGTCTCCATGTGCTCAATATGGGTCTGCAAAGCGTCGGCGTAGTACAACTGATTTAGGCCATCCACGCCCAACCCGGATGGAATAGTGCCAATTCCGACCTTAAACGGCGGGATTCCGAAGGGCTGACATATCTGCTCGTCAGAATAGCGCATCTGCTCGACCATTTGCGAGTCAATGGATTTCATGGCAAACGGCGTGAACTTCATGTCAGCGCCGACAATCGCTACCTTGCCAGAATTACCGCCCTGAAAGTTTTCAGACCAATATTTCTGCACTTCTTTTGCATCGTCCTCGGTCATGCCCGCCGGGGCTGTCAAAATACCCCCAGGTTGCGCGTTATTTGCGAAAAACTCCGTCGCCGAGCGCATGATTTTCATGTTTTTGAGTGCTGGCCAGTGCGCAGCAGCCAATGGCGGTATGCCCACAAGTGGATGATGGACGGTCATGCAACGGTCGTGGATAATTTCGCTTGCGGGAACGATCAACTGATCAAGAGGATACCCCTCGGGAAGCGTGTTCAGGCTGTCAACCTGAAGTTGGTAAAAAACGCTCCCCGAATCGGACACCATAGGCATTACGCGGTTAGGGTCAAGAACATATAAAGATTCGACTGCCCCAGCCCCATTTCGACGCTTTAGAACGTAGGTATTTCCCTGAATCAGCTTAGACAACAGCCAATACTCGCGAAATTGCGCGCCTGTCTGAAACCCATTGGGTTTGCGCAGCACGCCAAGCGTCTTAGGGTCATCCACCTCAATCCATACCCCGCCCTCGCGCTTGCGGAGTGAAAACGGCAACTTCCCGATGTCCGAAGATATACGGTAGATGCAGGCGTACAGCGTCGGGTAAGTCAGCAGGTCACCGCGCTTTTCTTCGACATTTCGCTGCCATGCGCCTGTAAATGGCTCAAAGATCGTGCGCCAGCCACCCCGGGCGGGGACTTGGTTGAGCGCCTTTTCTTCGCGCTTGCCGAACAGTCGATTCAACATCAGATGCTCTCAAACAGTTCGATGTTGATCATCGTGCCGCCGGTGTTCGTGATGTTGCGGGAGCTGCCGTAGTCGTGCATCACGTGCGCAGTGAAGATGTCGCCGCCGGACACGCCCATTACCCCAGTGTCCGCGTACGCGACTGGGAACTGTGCCGTGTTCATGCCGCGTGCCGCGCCTGTTGCTACAACATTGCCGTTGCGACTTAGTTGCAAGTGTAAGTAGTTCCCAGCGCTCAAATCCCAGGTCACGACTGAGCAAGCAACACGCGCATATGCAGCCCACGAGGGGATCGTGAAGTCCCCACCCGAGCGCATGGCGAACTGGTCGTAACCACCACCCCACTGCGTGACCTTCGTGCGTGTCGCGTTAGGTATCGACTGAATGTCAACCAGAGGGACGCGAAGTGCCGGAATGGCAGGGCTGATAGAGCCGCGCATAGCAGGGATGTTCGGTTTGTTCTGCACGTCGTCCCACGTTGGCTGGTAGTCATCCGGCATGGCGCTCAGAGACTCGCGAGTAATCACGACGTTTCCGATCATGCCGTTTACAGACTGAACGATCTGCTGTGACCCTAAGCGCGACCAAACGCCCTCGTGGTATATGACAATATCGCCCTCACCAAACTCCACCAGCCCACTGCCAAGGTCTACCGACGCCCCAGATGAAGCGAAGTGGAAGTCACCATCTGCGCCCACACCGTCAGCAATCGTCGGGATGTTGTTCTCCGCGTCCCACAACCCCTTGTAGGCTAAGGCCTCAAGGTTCATCTGCGACAGCGGCACCTTTCCCGACCCGTCTAACTGCGCAATGCCGGTAGCCGCGCCAAGCATGGACGCGGCCAGTGCTCCAATCGCCTGCCGCGCATCATCTTCACTGGCACCCGCAGCAATAAACGCGGGCTTGCCCTCAACGTCGTCCCACTGACCGGATGTTGCAAGCTCGGACAATGTACCCAGCTTCGCCTTTTCCGGGTCAGTAAAGGCGTTGGTGTTCGGCTGGCCTTCGTAGGCCGCCTTAATAACGTGCCCCAGGGTGGATAACTCAGCCATAGATTACTCCGTATGTGTGACGATCTCGCCCTGATGGGTAACGAGCACACCGTCAACGGTGACCCCATCAACAACAGGCCCTGAGGCGGGCTTGCACCGGCAATCGCTGCCGATAAACCCAACCGTGTTGGACCAGCAAATAGGGCACTGCATTACTCGTCCCTAGCCTCGGCGATCTTCTCGCGCAACTGATCGGCATCCCAGCCGTGGTACGGGCGCTTTCCGACAATCTCTTGATATTCAGCGCGAAGGGCGGATAGCTCGTCGGGCGCTTCTTTCGTTACGTTCGTAACGGCGGAGGAGGCGCCCGGTTGGATCACAGGATGCGCCCGCATATCTCGCGTCATGTACGTTCCGCGCCCAAGCTTTTGCAGGACATCGGCGTATCGACGTTGCATAGTCTGTTCGCGCCCGCTTCTGTGAACAAAGGTGACTTTCATGATTTGTCCTCAAGTGACTTGCAGAAGGGGCCGCCCGAAGGCAGCCCCTTGAACCAGCCTGCTTAGGTGCTGGACTCGCCGCCCCAGTTAACGCCGGTCAAATAGGCTACGGCGCTTGATCGGCGACGTGCCCAGTTGATCGTGCGCTCGGCGCGGAAGCCCACCAGGTTGTGCTGGAACAGCGACACCAGCACGGTGCTTGCTGTGACGGGGCTATCGGGCGCATCATCCATCTGCAAGGACGCTTCGGTAGACATCGACAGGTCGATACCTCCGTCATCGCCCAGGTAAATGTCGCTTGCGTTAACCAGTGCCACGATGCCGCTGGGCACGTACTCCGACACAATCACAGGAAGTCCGAACAGGTTTCCACCGCTCATCGTGACGCCGGGGAACTCGGATTGTCCCAGCGGGTTTTGCATCAGACCCAGTGACAGCGCGGTCGTAGCTTCCATGACCCATACACCCGAAGTGGGCGCGTTGTTGGCGGCAATGAAGGTGCTAAACAATGCGCGGATGTCAGCACGCACCGAGTCCGCGTCAGTGCCGCTTGAGGGCGTGGGGGTCGCGCCATTCAAGATTGAGGCGGGGGATACGCCAGCACTTGCGGCCTTGGTGGGATCTATGAAGTCAATATCAAGGCGCTCACGGATCGCAGCGGCCAGCTGGTCGCGGATGATCACATCAGCGGCAGGGCTGGAGTCACGCACGACCTCCATGGTCGCCACAGCGATGTTGGCAACCTTCAACGGCTCAAGCGTGGTGCGGCTGAAGTCAAACTTCGTCAGCGGCTTAGGCTGGCCCTCGCCTACCCAGTAGCCATCGCCTCCGGACGTTTGTCCGACAAGCGGGGTGCGAAAAGGAATACGGCGCAGGGCAGGGATGCCACCTTGTCCGAATTGACCCAGAATGGTCATGGGACGCAGGTATTCAACAAAGTCGGCAAACACGCTGCCCTCTTCGCCAACCAGAGGCTTAGCCCACGTCGAATCGGTGGTCGTGGCGGGCGCAACAGCCGCCTTGGTAACCAGGCGCTGGGTGGCCGCAACGATCTGCTCTTGATCGCCGTACAGGCTCTTGGCAATCTGGATAGCGTCGCGGTGCTCAAGGTGGCCCAAAGCCAAGCACTTAGCAGCACGAGCAAAGGCAATGCCAGGCTCAAGCTTTTCTGTATTTTTGATCTGAAGAGGAACGCGAGCGGATCCGCCCTGTGCGGGCTGCTCTGCACCCTTGGTGCCATCAACAGGCTTTGCGCTGGCTTTATCCATGTCTGCCAGAACGGACAGGCGCGCAATGTCTTCGTCCAGGCGTTTGATTTCGGATTGCAGCGCGTCGAATTGCTCCGACTCTGCAGTATCCATCGAGCGGGATTCGTCGATGGACTTTTGCGCCACGCCCTTCATTTCTTCGTGCTTGGCTTCGCGGGTTGATTTCAGCGCAGCAACTTGTTCAAGGAACGTTTTCATGATCTGGTTCTCCAGAAATGCAAAAAACCACCTCAATAGGCGGCTTCAGCGGATTGTTTAAGTTTGTTCTTCAGCGGCCTACGTTCAACGGCAGGCGGCGAAGGGTACTCAGGGGCGGATCAGGTGAACGGCCCCGTTTAGATTCTTTGTGGTCGGCTCAGGCGTAATGAGCCGCACCGGGCCAGACTTGCGTGTAGCGAAGTCCAGTGATTTGATTTGCTCGATAACGGACGGATCCAGCGGACGATCCATTGATTTGACGGCAGATATGATCGCGTCAGCGTTGGCAGGAATTGTGACGCTCGAAAGTTCGTATATCTCAATCTCTTGAAAGTCGATTCCATCGTCATCACGAAACGCATACTTCAGCGCCCGAAATCCAATACTGACAGCGCGCACCAGGCCGTGCTTGATTTCACCCCAAGCCGTGTCAATACGGTCTTTCAAGGGGCCAGGCTCTTCGATAACTGGAATCTCAGCCTCGAACTCGATGCCGCTCTTAGTGGGCTTTTCAAACCGCACCAAACCTATCGGATCCGAGTGTCGGTGCTGATGCAGTAGCGGCAACGGGTTTTTAAATGACGCACCCATCGGATCAATAGTGTCGCCCATGCGATCAGGCGTGGGCGTGGTCGCAATGCCTCGGAATACCCGTCGTTCCGAGTCCAGTGACTTCACCTCAAATAATGAGTATGCGCGTTGTGCGTTCATGTGTCTTTCCTATCCAGCGGTGGCAAGCACCAGTTTTTTGCGCGGCGCTTCCGGATTCAGCGCCATCAAAGACGCAGCATCAAACGTCGCCATCAGCGGGTCAATCTTGGCGGTTCCGCTTACTTGCTTGTTGATCGTGATCGCATTTCCAACCTGAACCACCCTGGCGTTACCCACACACCAAGCCATCATGTCGGTTGCGCCGTGAATAAATTCACCGCCAGCGATCATGCGCTCTACCGTCTTGATGGCACCATTCAGGCGCCAGCCCTGCGATATCGCAATAATGTGCTCTTCAGTAAACTTTCGTTCTGGCGAAGCCAGCTCTTCAACAATCGAACCAATACCCGCAGCGTCAACGCCGATTGCGTTTTTGCTTGGCAACAACTTCTCGTTTCTGGCGCGGCAAATAATGTCAGCTAGATGATCGACGTCATCCCCTGGCCGCTTAACGATGGTCAGCGTCCCTTCCCTCTGAAAGTCCAGCAGGCGCGGTGCAATCTCTTTGCGTCGATCCAGCACAATCTCATGCGCCCAGGCATGCGCCCAGTGCAGCCACTTGCGGGTTTCCTTGCATCGACCAATGGCCGATAATCCCAAAAGGTCATCCAGGCCACCGCCGTCAATGCCAAACACAACGACCTCGGAACGCTCAAGAAGCGTGGCAAACGTCAAGGTCGCATCACCCGCACCTTCCCAGAAATCCGCGCCAGCCCATCGGTCGTGCCGAAGATTCATGCCGATTTCAATGTTCAGGTGCTTGGCAAGGAACTGTTGAAACTCACCGTCCTGCTTTGCTTCGTTCCTGCGCAATTGATCTTGCAGCCATTCGGACGACACTGACCGCCCTAGGTTTGGGTTTGAGATATAGAAGTTCTCCGGCTTCATGTAAGCCTTGGACTTCACCATATCATCGGGGAACTCGTACAGCACCCCAAGCGTTTTGGGATCGTCAATCTTGCCGTCTCGAACGTCTCGCCAGTAATTCAGTTTGTCCTTGAATACACCGGCTGGCGGCTCATCCGATTGCGTTGTCAGGTAAATAACCCAGCCTTCATCGCGTGACACTTGCCCGCCCGTAGCTTCCATGAACATCGACGCGGCCTTAGATTGCTTGCCAAACAGCCACAATTCATCAACCAAGATACGGCCCGCCTTCTTACCGCCGACTGTATCTGTATCAGCTGCTACGACCTTCAAGCTGGCCCTTGTGACTCGATGTGTAATTGTGCGCTGGTGATCTTGCACATGAAACAGGGCCGACAGTTCTTCGTCAGCCCGAACCATCCCAGCGGCTGGCTTGAAACTGTTGTCTGCGACTTCTTTCGTAGGCGCAAGAATAAGGTGCTCTTCGTCATGCCGCCAGCACAATATGACCGCAGTCAGCATGATGCCGGCAGCGATGGTCGACTTCGTGTTCTTCTTGGAGATCAGCAATCCGTACTCGCGGATCAGCTGCTTGCCGGTTTCAGCCTCGTATCCACCAAAAATCGCACGCACAAAATCAAATACCCACTCTTCGGAACATTCGCCAAATGTCGGCTTGCCGGGAAGATCAGTAACCCGCAGCTCCTTGAATATCGCCAGCGCCCGGTCAGCTTCGTCTGGAAATATAGGCGTCGGAATGATCGACTCACCAGCAACCAGACGCCCGGCCCAATCAGGGCAGGCGGTCGTCCAGGTTGGTGTCATTATTTCTTGCCGCCAACAGCAACCAGCTTAGGCGGTGCTGACGGTGCAAAGCGTGAAGCTACCTTTTCAGCCGCCTCTTGCCGCGCTTCCTTCTTGCCGCCCACGCCTTTTCGCTCGTGAACATACGGCATCAGTGTTTTTGCAGCGTCAACACGGAAGCGTAAATCCTCGCCGTGGTCATTCATCACAGCCTTCAGAAAATCTTTCGGGTCGCTGTACATCTTGCTTAGGTCAGGCAGGTTTAGTGTCTTGCCAGCCGCCTTTGCGTCAGCCTTCGCTTGCTCTACATGATCCTTCCTGGCGACCTCAGCAATCACGTCAGGGTCTTTTGCCAGCCTGGAGCCAGCAGCTGACGCGGTTTTCTCGCTGTATCCTGCCGCAATCGCTGCATCTTTATTTGACGCTCCCGACCGAAGCGCAGCAGCGAACCGGCGCTTTTTGTCGGTCATCGCCATGTTTAATCCTTTAACAAGTTCGTGTTAACGGGAAATAATTCGCGCGTGAG